TGCAAATTCAAGTTGGTGGTCCCACCCTTCAAGATAAATTTGTTCGGCATTATTTTTATTTGCTTTTTTTGTTAATAGCATTTTATCAACTTTCATTAAAACGATTGGACCAGTTAATCATAGCGGCACCCCCCCAGAGATTAAATAATAAATATCCGTTATCGTTCCAAGGTTCTTTTTTATGTTTCTTATCAATTACAGCACTATCTAAATTGTCATTTAAAAACTTATTGATCTCTTTTACGCTGTTTTTTGATATTGATTCACGATTAGAAAGCTTGTTTGCGGTGTCAATTATGTTCTTATCCTTAATATCAACTTTATGGTCATTAATCCAGCCGAGCATTCTAATTGCGTTATTTGTGGCTCCCTGTGGATAATCTTTTAAAGTTGGTGTTTCTGGATCTTCATCATAATTTTCGTTTTGCTGTTCGTCAATTTCATATTCAGCCAATCGGCCATTTAAAGCAGCTTCATATTCTTCGTGGTTACCAAACGGCATAAATGCAGTGTTTCCATTAAACATCATTTCATGATACCCAGAACCGCCCATTTCTGAAGCCCGAATTCTAGCTTCGGCGATTGTTGTATAAATATCAATTAAACCAGCCACAGCCCTTTTTTGTATTCCTTCAATATCTAAATTCAATTGTTGTGGTTCATCGAGTTGAATATCTCCCAAACCGATAGAAACCAAACTTGTTGGAATATAGTATTCATTTAATTCTGGCTGATCTTCATCTTGACCGTATGACATCGCCGCCCTTTTTTCATTTGGAGTAATCCACCAAGCTTGAGACATTTGGCCGACCACCTTGTCCATTTCTTCCTGAAGTTCTGAAATAACAGAAAAATCAAAATCAATATAAAGATTTTTGCCATATTTAGGCGTTAACCACCGATTTAGTTCATCTCGAACTTTAACCATTTGAGGAATTACAGCATTTTGATATAATGCCTTTTTAGCCTCTTTCATATTGTTGTAAGTGCTGGATTTATCATTGTTTAATAAAACCGAAGGCACCGAATAAACATTACATAAATCTTTTATTGATGCATTGTATTGTTCAATCAATGACAGATCCGAAGCATTTAAACCAAAGTTAACCCAAGATAATTTCTTTGGTGTAATAATAATGTCGCCAGCATTATCACTGCCTTGGTATTGTTGTTTAAATTTATCTTTTAATTGCCTAGCCTGAACTTCATTTAAATCACCTTCTTCGGACATTAGGACCCCCCTAGCTGTTTGATTTTGAAGATATCGAACACCAGTCGTTAAAGCCTCATTGTTTGCATCCATTGAACGTAATCCAGCCTTTAAAGGGCTCATTCCGTATAAATGTGACCCTGTGCCATCATAATATGGATTAAAATCTTTTATGTGACAAATGGCATCCGCTGGGATTTTAAAGGTTCCATTGTATTGAAGTGAATATTCTTTTACAGGCTCTAAAATTCCGCCTGAATTAATCTCAACGGCTTGCGAAGGTAATACATAGAGTTCAGAAAATTTACCTTGGTTTATTCCAGTATCTGGACCAATTCCATAAATGTACCTATTTCCTGTTAACAATCCAAAGGCAATAATTTCTTCCAGCCATGCGCTATAAGATTGCGCTGGATTTGGCCGATTTAATAATTCATGTAAATCAGTACCTTCTAATTCAATTAACGCTTTCTTTTGCAAAATTTTAGATTGGTTTAATGTTGCTCCATTAAATTCACCAGACGTTAAAGATTTATATCTTTTTAAATCATTTTCGCTTTTTACTTCATAAACTTGAAAAGGTATTGTTGTCGCTGATTTAGTAATTAAATTTACTAATGAATAAACAGTTGAATTATATCGATAACCTTTATTAATATACGTTTCATCATTTTCAGGATTCCATACTAACGAATCTCCTAAATAATTATAAACTGCTCTATTAAATAACTCGTTTGTTTTTTGTGAGTTTTTTGTCACTAACTTTTTGAATCTGTCTAAAATGGATGCCATTAAAAAAATGTTTTTACAAAAATACTAATTAAATTACAAAGAAATCAGAACGTTTACCATATTGAGAATATACGCAATAACGTAAACTGTCCATTAAATGATTATTTTTATCTTTTGGCTTGTTTATTATGGTCCCGTCTTTCATTTGCTCCCAGTAATAAGATTGATATTCTTTAATAAAGTTTTTAGATTCCTTTGATACAATAATATCATATTCTTTTAATAAACTGATTCCAGCATTAATCGAACCTTGACCTTTTACGGATGGTTTTGCCATTAAACCGCTTCTTCTTAAATCTTCGCCAGATTTAGGCTCGGCTGAATCATAATAGATTATTTTATCATCGTGCTTTAAATCCTTAATCATTTTAATAATATCTGAATTTGTCATTCCTAATTTATAACACAATTCATGAACGTAAATTTTATCATTTATTTTTCTAATTTCACAGATGGCCAGCGGATCATTTGAAAATCCAAAATCTAAACCCAGGATAATGTTTTCACTTTCTGGGAACTCACTGTAATCAATAAAATCCCAATTATTAAATATTTGCCTATTAGAATAAAAAGCCTGAAGGCCTTCGCCATAAACGCGCCAATAGTCAGGGTCTCGGTCTTTCATTCGTTCTATTTCATAAACCAAATCTTCAGATAAAAATAGATTATCCTTATAGGTTGTTATCCAAGAATCTGCGTCACTTCTGGGAATCACTTCATCATAAATCCAGTGTGTTACGTCTGAAGGATTAAAATCTAAAATCATCTTATCTGAACACCGCATATTTATTTGCCGAAAATCTTCAATATTTAATTCATTTGCTTCATTTAAAAAAGCAATGTTTCTTTTACGTCCTCTAATTTTTTGGGGTTCATCGACAGATAAAAATTCAACTAAATGATTTTTATAGCGAAAAGTGTTTTCTGCCTTGTTATGGATTCCAACGTAATAAGTGCCCATTTCTTCAAGAATAGAAATAAAGTCTCTTTGTACCGATCCCTTCAACGCTGGTAATGTCTTTCTTATTATCGAAATAACTAAAGGGGTTTTTGTGGTCCTTATCAAATATGCTAAATATTGACAAACCGCAAAAGTCTTTCCAGAACGGGTACCCCCCTGTAATACTGCAAATCTTTTTTTACTTTCTAATAAATGCCTAAACTGAATATTTGTTTTAAGCTTCTTTTTTTCGTTCGTGGATTTCAAATGTGACATCTGTTTCAACATTACTGGAATGCGCTATTTCTTGACGTTCGACATACCCTCTTTTTTTACCAATTGTTTTAAGTGCGAAAATGATCGCAGTTGTATCGCCAGCATTAATTCTTTCAACTAATTTACTTTCTACGAAATCAATATAAGCTTCTTTGGGTTTTGTATCTTCTAATTGTTCTTTAAATGCTTCGTCTTTAACCCATCGATAATAAGTGGATCTATTTATTCCAACTGATCGACAACTTAAAGAAACGTTTCCGTAAACTTTTTCATAAACATCAATAAAAGCCTTTTTTTTAAAAATTGTGCCTCTTTTCGTTTCCTTTTCCATAATGCAAATATAATAAAAAACTTTCCCTTATCACTATTAAACCATAGGATTAGGATTTAATTGTCTTTATTCGTTATAAGTAAACCAGTGAACATTTATACCAAATATGATAAAAAAGAATTGTAGTGTATGTCTTTTATCATCAGCGATAACTTCCAAATTTTCCAAATCTTCATTTGAATAGTTAACGCCTATTAAAAAACCATAAATAGGGAAAAAGTCAATTTCAAACATCTTTAAATTTATTATACAAAAATAAATAAAAATTCCAAATACATTCCATGTATTCCTTTTTATCATATTCTTTACCTGAAGTTTTAGCAACTCCATCAATTGTATAAACTAAAATAAATTTATTTTTCCTAGGTTTTGGATATATTTTAATTCGGTTTTCTGTACACCATCTAAAAGCGTCATAATGTTCTTTATTTGTTATCATTTTAAAACGGAATTTGTTCGTGAATTACTGTAAATCTTTGTTTCTTTTCATCAATAGTTTTATATACCCCCCCACCTTTAAAATCTGGGGCCAGCATAAAATCACCTTGTTGACCGTTTTCTTTTCGTTTTATTTTTTGAACATATATCTGAACTGAATCAGAATCATAAATTGTCTTTTGCCCTAAATTTCTGTAAACAGTAACACAATTATATGCCTTATTAAAGAAATCACTGGATCCACTTATATCGTAAGGCGTTGGAACTCGATATATATTATCTATGGTTTCCATTTTCCTAGGGTGTGCCACTAAAAATAAATGTGTATTTGTTTGTTGGCAAAATTGTGTAATCTCTCCAAGCATTGTGCCTATATAATTATAATCTCTTTGCGCTGAATGATCTAACGTATTCCATGGATCAATTACGCAAACATTAGTACCTTTTTGAAGCACCAATTCTTTGAATTTATCAATTATACTTTTTAATGTTAGATTTTCAAGATCAATTTTAACAAAATCAAAATGTTCTTTTATGAAATTTTTACTTGAATTTAATGCTTCATTATCGCATAGTTTGCCATTTAATTTATTGGCAATTCTTTTTATATGCGCTTCATAAGGAAAAGATTCAGGTGAAAACATTGCAATTCTAAAATCATGTTTCAATGCTAGATTACAGCAAATTTGATCACAAAAATCACTTTTCCCGCTGTTAGGTATTCCTGTTAAAACTGTCCATTCTCCAAGTGCGATTTTAAAATAATCATCAGAATCACCCAGAGAAATACTATAATTTTTAATTCCATTATCAGAATAATTTAATACATCGGCCCAAATATCATCAATATTAACGATTCCATCCAGGGGAAAGTCTTTAGGCGTGTTTATATAGTCCCGTAGTACTGTTGCACCCTTTTCGACTAAAACCTCGTTAGCATCCTTGTAATTGCCAAATTCAACATACTGACAACGATACTTTCCAAACCTTCTGGCTAGTTCATTTCTTAATGATAATCCAGCTGAATCATTATCGGTACAAAGTATGATTTTCTTTTTATCCTTAAAATGCTTCCAACAATTATCCAAATATTCTAAACGTTGATTTCCTTTTGATGCTCCATTTGGTACAGAACAAACAGAATAAACCCCAGCTTCAAAAAAACTTAATGCATCCAATTCACCTTCGACAATGTAAACCGTTTCCATTTCGTTTAAGTTATCTAAACCATAAAAAATAAGTTCTGCGCCTGAAACCATTTTAAAATTCTTTTCAGCGTCTCTATATTTTATATTAACAAGATTATTATCTCGATAGTATTTAAAATTAATTGCCTTTCTTTTTTTGTCTATTTGTGGAAAATATTCATTGGATTCACCAACTTTCCAATTTACCAAAGTTGCTTCTGTTATGCCTCTTTTATTAAAATAGGAGATAGTCCTTTCAGATAAATCAGATTTTACTTCAATTGGTTTTTTATATTCTTTTTTATCTTTTATTTTTACGTTTCCACTCCATCCACAATGATGACAATTATAAAGCCCTAATTCTAAATTGACAGCCAGGGGCATATCAGATTTATTTTTTCTTGTAGGGGTACATTTTGGACACTTTAACTTTTGCTGTTTTGTGTTATTTTTTGGCTCAATGCCAATTGCAATAAAATCTTCAATCATTTTTTATTTGTTTTATAAGTTGTTCAGGTGTATTTACATTGTTTAGTTTATTGTTGTTTATTTCATATAAATCGGATTTAGTTTTAAATTTTGTTTTATCTCTTCGAAATCTATATTCGCCCTCTTTAAATAAGTCTGCTTTTTCTAAAAAATCTTTTTTAGTAATCCATCCGCAGACTGTTAACGTTCTTTTTTTCTGATTAATAGAAGTAAATATAAAATAATTTGCAAGGTGTTTTATTTGTAAACCGTTAAAGTTTGAAACAAATCCATCCATTGGATCACAATTACGAATCATTGTTTTTACATCAATTAATTTATCTTTTATTTTTATATCATAACCCCCATCATAACCTATTGATCCGTCTATTTTTCCAGCATCAAATAAATCACGAATCATCTGTTCTGCTATTATTCCAAAAGTTTGTTGTTTTTTGGTTCCGTCAAATTTGCCCCTTTTACCGAAATTAAAATTATCTGTTTGCCGTATTGCTTCAGTAATTATGCCTTTATCTATTTTAAATTTGAACATCTTTAATATCTTTTCCGAATTGGTACATCATTTTGTTTAAATACAAAACGCCTTCTTTTGCCTTTCTTAATTTTAAAACTGTTAGTATTTGTTTACTCCAAAAATCATCTTCCCTAATCTTTTTAATTAATAGATATAATTTTTTAGGCGAAACTTTATTTATCCGATTTATTTCATCAATGGCATTACACCAGTTTCTTTTTTGGGCATTTGTTTTTGGTCGTGTTTCTTCAGGAAATAAATTACATATAGGCACAAAACTTTTTTGAATATCAGCGGGGAAGTCTGAAAATGATTTATTCTGTTTTGTTATATTTTTTGACTTGCCCCTATATTCATTTGTATTATTATTAAGATATATATTATGTATATCCTTGACTTTTTTGCCTATACCCTCCCTTTTATTTTGCCTATACCCCCCTATTATTTTAATAATACGTCTGTCGACTTGTTTAGTGCCTTCTTTATAAATTAAAACAGTTGATATGTGGTGCTGTTCTTCCAGCTGTGAAATCCATCTTGAAACAGTTCCTTTATCTACTTTATACAAGTCCGAAAAATATTTATTATTAGCCCAACAATACCCCTTTTCATTTGTTAAGGCTGTAATTTCTCCAAAAAGAAGCTTGGAATTAGGGGTTAATTTGTCATCATACCTAACTTTCGCTGGTATTATTGCGTAATAACTTCGATCCATTTTGTTTTTTTGTTTACACTTATTCAACCATATCCTTCACCTTATCGCAAAAGGTTCGGATTTCATCAAAGATTTTAATAAATTCTTTTAAAGTAATTTTTTTATCATCAAATAATTCCCATAAAACTTCAGTTAAAAGATCATATTCGGCCGCTGTCATTGATCCAGCTTCACCATATAATATCGAAATCTTACCCGCACTTGTATCGGTGCGCCAGATTCTTTGATCTAATTCATTAA